ACCCTTGTACTGCTCATTTGTCATGCCCATAGAATCACCTCCATTCAGAAGGCCATAATCGTTGCGTTCAGCCATAAGCCTAAACAACCTCCTTCCATAATAGGGCCTGCGTTTTTTGCGCGTGATAGGCTGTCATTACTTCTCTGACTTCATTCTATCACGTGGGAGGAGTTGTGTCAACGACTCATGAGTAGAGTGGATGCAGCGATTCTATTCTGAGGGCATACGTAGCCTTCTCATCGGAACACGATCTTGACAACGTTGGGCGATACTCGTTCAAGGACTCGCCACCCCTTGACAATTTTCCCGTCCTGGACCACGAGCTCATCTTTCGATTCAGTGGCAATGCCGTCCGCAGCCACCCGGCAATACCCATCGATCTGGCATGTTCCGTCATCAATGACCGACAGCACCCCCATCATGCCGATGGCATCCCACTCCGGGCGGTCCTTCCTCTCAACGTACGGCTGGGATGAGTCATAGTCCGGATTGGCCTTATAACGCCAGGAGGGCGTCTCGTGGTCCACAACTTTGGACGTGACCTGGTAGTATTTTCCGTCGCGGCTTCTGATATCCGGGCGGCGCAGCAGTTCCCGTTTTTCGCACTCATCCGTGTCCTCTGAAATGACAAGCTCGGTTTCCTTTTCCTCAAGGTATTCGCGCACAAAGCGTCCAAACTCATCGTGCTCCCAGCGGCCCAGCCAGTCTTCGTCGGCATTTCCGATGATGCAGGGTGAACCGGATACGACGCCCAAGATATAATCGCCGAGGCCGGCAAGGCGGATGGTTTTACCGGTCATGGTCACAAACCGTCCCACTCGGTCCTCACCGTTCGGATTTCCGTCTGTCCACTCGAAATACTCGGCGTAGTCCGCTCCGGATGTCTTGAAACTGGAAAGGCCGTAAACTTCCCCGCCGAAAGTGACGCGGAAACAGTTGGAACGGGAACTGCTTGCGCTTCCGCTTCCGTTCCCGATTACCATTGCGTCGTAATCAGTCGTTTCTTTGTTACATTTACCTTGCGCATGAGTGGAGAAGCCCGCTGCAATTGTTTCGGTGCCTTCGGCGTGGGCGTAATTTCCACGGGCAACAGTTTGGCCTCCTTCGGCGTGGGAGCATCTTCCACTTGCGGTTGTGGTGTCTCCTTCGGCGTGAGAATACTCGCCACTTGCGGTAGTCGTTTCTCCTTCAGCGTGAGAACCTTCTTTTTCCGCTTTACAATAACATCCTTCCGCATAAGAATTCTTCCCACTTGCTGTAGACCCTTGACCTCCTGCATGAGAATTCTCGCCACTCGCAACGGTATCGTTTCCTTCCGCATGAGAATTCATCCCACTTGCGGTAGACCCTTTACCTTCCGCATGAGAACTTTGCGCGGTTGCTTGAGTACCCCATCCCTCCGAGTGAGAACAACTTTCTCCGGCGGTTGTGTCGTATCCTTCTGCGTGCGACTGTTCACCACTCGCTGTGCTAATAACGCCTTCTGCATGAGCGTAGTCCCCCGTGGCTGTGGCTTGATTTTCCGCGTGCGAGTATAGGCCTTCAGCGCGGGAATTGAATCCTTCTGCATGTGATCCCTGCCCAATTGCCTTCGTATTATACCCTTCCGCATGTGAACATACCCCACTAGCGGTAGTCATGTAGCATTCCGCATGAGAAGAATTTCCACCAGCAGTTGTGCTGTAACCCTCGGCGTGAGAATAGCTTCCTTCAGCAGTGGTTGTTGTGTTGCCGCCCTCCGCATGAGAAGCCTGCCCGCCAGCAGTCGTGCTACTTCCCTCCGCATGTGAATATGCCCCACTAGCAATTGTTTTACTTCCCTCCGCATGTGATCCCTGCCCACCAGCAGTCGTGCTGATACCTTCCGCATGGGCTGCGTATTCCGTTGCTTTGTTGCCTTCTGAGTCGTTATAGAATCCGCCTTCTGCATGTGAACATACCCCACTGGCGATGGTGCCGCTACCCTCGGCGTGAGAAGAGATTCCACCGGCGGTAGTGCTGCTACCCTCGGCGTGAGAATAGCTTCCTTCAGCAGTTGTAGTTGTACCATATCCCTCTGCGTGAGAATCTTCGCCATTAGCGATTGTTTCATATCCCTCGGCATGAGATCTTACTCCAGTAGCGGTAGTGCTCCCGCCCTCCGCATGAGAAGCATTTCCACTGGCGGTGGTGCTGCTACCTTCCGCATGGGCTGCGTATTCCGTTGCTTTGCTGCCTTCTTTATCGGTATATGCCCCACCCTCGGCATGAGAAGCCGACCCACTGGCAGATGTACCATACCCCTCGGCATGGGAATTCTGTCCGCTGGTGATTGTTTTATATCCCTCGGCATGAGATCTTACTCCAGTAGCGGTAGTGTTGCCGCCTTCTGCGTGTGAAGCATTTCCACTAGCGGTTGTGCTGCTACCTTCCGCATGGGCTGCGTATGCTGTTGCTTTGCTGCCTTCTTGATCGGTAAATGCCCCACCCTCGGCATGAGAAGCCGACCCAATGGCAGATGTACCATACCCCTCGGCATGGGAATTCTGTCCGCTGCTGGTGGTGCTGTCGCCTTCGGCATGGGAGCACGTCCCACTGGCGGTGGTGCTGTCGCCTTCGGCATGGGAGTATTTCCCACTTGCAGTCGTGCTGATACCTTCTGCGTGAGACTGGTTTCCGCTAGCAGTTGTATTGTACCCCTCCAACCGCAGCGCATCCAAAGAAGGCTGATCGTTTACGGTTACGGATACTTTGTAGATTGAGACCACAGACCTCATCCCACTGGCACGCCACGTGTCTGCAATGCCGGTTGAAGAAAGAGTGAGACTGCTACCGTCACTGGAACTCAGCCAGCGAACAGCGTTTGCGGACACTTTAGAGAAACCGCTTCCGCAGCTTGCGGTCTTCTCGATTCCGTCCGTACCAAAATACTTATAATGCAGGTAATACAACGCATCAGCATCCAATGTTACAGCGGAGGGGAATGTATAGGATGGGGTGTCATCTGTAAGTTCCACATTTTCGCAGAGCGTCTCTAAAGTCTCTACCGTTACGACGGAGGAGCCCGCTTCTTTTAATGCGTCGATCTCGCCAATAACATTGCGGGCGGTAAAGACGCAGGTTCCGTCCGTCACCGTATCGCCAATTTTGAGGATTCCGCTATACTCTGCGGGCGTTGTATCGGCGGTCACACCTGCGCTGGTGCAGCACAGCGTTACCCATCCCGGCGAGATGGCGCAGGTAACATAATCGCCCACAGAGTAGGCTTTTGAGCGGCGGATACTGTTCGATCCACCTTCGCCGCTGCCGCCAGTCAGGTTAAACACCTTTCCAACATTAGGGTTGCTGCTCATTCGTATTGACCTCCAGTCGAATAATATTCACGGTCAGATCGCTCTCCGGCGTGACCTCGCACCGGAATGTCATCTGACCATTGGAAGTAACGTTATCTGCCTTGACGCCCGCCTCGTTGCATTCCATGAGGCAATCGGCATCGCCGCACACAACGTACCAGTAATTGCTGTCAGCTAAGAGGGATTGATCGCTCACTACCTGCGTTCTGCCGTTCCAGTTTGCGGCCGGCAGAGTGACAGTGATTCCGATATGCTGTACATCCTCAAGGCCAGCCGCTACCAGCTCTGCAAGCTCCGCGATACGGCCAACAGCATCAGCTCTCGCTCTTACTGCCAGCTTTTTGAGCTGATTGAGAGTCGTTTTGTTCTCTGCCATAGTGCTGTCTTCCTTTCAAACGGATAAGAGGGGGACAGGAACACCCCATCCCCCTCTCAGGTTGCTCAGGCCCCAGCCTGCTCAGCGCCGAAGACCTCGTCCAACATGGTATCCACCTCAGCATCAGTGGCAATCTCAGCATCGAGCGCCGCCTTCACCGCCGCTTCGGTAGCCAGAGTGTCGGCATCAGGCGCGGCAGCCATAGCCGCACCGCCTGCCTTTTTGCCGCTGTCGGTCAGATTACCGTTGGCATCCAGGCCACCGAAGTTGCCCTCTACGGCATCGGTCACCTTATCCGCCTTGCCGGAGATATCCACCGCAGCGGGCGCGGGAACAAACAGGCCGTCATCCTTCATCTGGAGCTGGTTGCCCTCGGCGGCGCTGATGTTCACCTTCACATCAATGGTGTAACCGTCAATGGTGACTGTGGTGGAAGCATCCTTACCCTCGGTCTTGGCGGTGTAGACGTTCATCAGCTTCTCCATGCTCAGGAAGGAGTAAGTGACGGAGGCGTCATCACCCTTCACAGCCAGCACCAAGACAGGCTTGCCCTCCAGATTGGGGTCGGTGCTGCCGGGATAGGTGGCCTCAGCCCAGGCAAAGGCGGGAACAAGGCTGGTCTTGGCCTGGTCGAGGAAATACTCGGCGGGGAAGTCCAGCGTGGCAGCAGCCGTACCGGTCTTGTCAGCGGTGGTGTAGAAGCTCACAGTGTTGCCATCGACGGCCAGGCTCTTAAACGAGGCTTCGATGCCGACGTTGAGCTTGGTTTCCAGCGCGGTCAGTTCGGTCTTGGTGCGCTGGGCCAGCTTCTTCAGCTGGGTTACGGTAGTGTGCTTTTCAGACATAAATATGTCCCCCTTAAAAATATTTGTTCACGGCTTTTAGCCGAAAACATCGTTGAGAATGTCGTCTACCTCTTGATCAGTAGCCGTGTTATCGGGTCTCTCCGATCCGGGTTCGTCTGGCTGATCCGCCTGCGAACCGAACGTGCCGTTCAGCATGGCGTCCACTTCTTCGTCGGTGGCAGTTTCCGCAATCCCGCTCTTGATTTCCCGGAAAACCTCCGCCAAAGTCTTCCCCTCAAATCCGGCGGCGGCGAGGTCTCCGATGGCCGCCATGATTTCAGAGTACATCTCATCCGGCGTTTGTAACCCCGAACTCTGTCCCATATCGAGCTGTCCGTCATAAAGAACTCTGCTGGTACGACACCAGACAGTTGCCTTACGCCCGGTATCCTTCACACCGTAGACACCGATTCTCGGAACAACGCCGCCCGATTTTAGGCAGTCCGATGGGAATGTACAGCGATCGTCTGTCAGCGCGACAACTATGCTGGCGGAGCCCGCCTCAAAGATGGCTGTTTTGGTGAAGCCGTCCCATGTCCCGTCAAAAATAAACTCCACATTGTAAGCTTTTTTGGAATTTTGGCAGAGCGTTTCGTCCTCCACCAGCTGGGCCCACTGGTCTGTTATTTTGATTTTCAACCGCCGAACCTCCTTTATGCCCCGTTAGCGCCCAGCTCCAGACGGATCACACTTACAGTCAGGCTGGCCGCGGGGGCCTTCTTTCCGGTAAAGGTGATGACACCGTCCGTAGTCACGTCTGTGGGCTGAACGCCGCAGTTGCGATATTCCTCCACGCTCACTGCCTCGGCCCCGATAAAGTACTTGTACTTCGCAGAGGCCAGGAGGCGGCTGTCAGAAACAGAAATGGCCCCGTCCGCCCAGCCGGAAGCCGGGAGAACGAGGTCAAACGCGATACCCAGAACATCGCCCACGCCTGTGCCGTTCCGTCCGTTGTAAACCGAAACGGGCTTGCTGGTTCCGTCCGTCAGCTTGATGGTGTACACATCGGAAGTCCCTGGCGTGTGGTCGCCGCTGGTAAGGACGATATCCTGGATACTGACGCCCGGGGGTCCTGCCAGTTCACAGCCGATGCCGGTGTCCTCATATTGGGATGTACCGTCGTTCCAGATCCACCAGCTTCCATCCTGCGGCTTTGGCGGTTTTCCGCTGTATTGCTGGGCGCTGGCTGCGCTGTCCGCCGCTGATGCGGCATTCTGCGCGGCTGCGGACGCTGAAGCAGCCGCGTTAGTTTCGGAAGCTTTTGCTTCGGCAGCCGCCGCTGCGGCTTCAGAGGCATTTTGCGAGGCCACCGTTTCAGATGCCTTCACGTTGCCTTCAGATGCTGCGGCGGCATTTGCGAAAGCGGCGGCCTCGCTGGCTTTCTGCCCCGCCCCGGTCTCATGCTTTTTCGCTTCTGCGGCGTAGGCTTGGGCGGAATCCTTCGCTGTGGCGGCAAAACTCATGGCGTTGGACGATTCCGCGTTCATAGCCGCCAAGGCGTCGTGGATGGAGCCGCGCACCTCTTCGCCATAGATCGCGTCCAGGATTTTTTGCAAATAGGTGCTGATGTTGGCCAATTAAATCACCCCTTCTAATCTTCCAGCATCCAGTCAACGCAAAGAATCTCCTCTCCGCTGAGACAGCCGATGGCGTCTGCGTACTTCGCCGTCATCAGCTTGACTTCGTGCTCTATCTCGTTGAACGGCTGGAGCTCGTCGCAGAACGCCTTGAAGCTGGGGGAGCCGGTCTTGATGGAGATCGTACCCGCATCATTCCCGTTTTCGTCCAAATCCGGCTGGCCGTACTTCTCCACAAGACCGCGTTTGAATGCCTCGTACTCGGTCAGCGCGTCGGTAAGGAAACGATAATTCCGGGCGGCCACATAACCGATCTTGTTCTTCTGAGACAGCAGGGGCCGCAGCTGCTGGAGCATGACCGCCATCTGAGCGTTTTTAAGAGTTTTCTTCATTTTGAAATTCACTCCCTTCACGTAATTTTTGGACTTCGGCTTTGAGCCGGTCTATCTCGTTCAGCGCGTTCTGAATCATATAGGTGTTCAACGCGATGAATTCGCTGTAACGAAGGCGATACTCATCCTCCAGCTTAATGTGGAATCCCTCGCTGGGTTTGGTCCTGATAAATCCCGCAAAATCCGTAGAGGAAATACCGCTTTCGCTTATGGCGGCTTCTACGTCCTGCGCGATATACCCGATATGGCTTCGACCGGATGTGCCGTTGTTGAACTTGTAGGCACAGGGCTTCAGCGCCCGGAAGAAAGCGCTGTACCGCTCCAAATCGTACGCGACGCTGTTTTTCAGGCGGAGATCAGACGGCTCGCTGATAGCTACGCTGGAAGTGACCTGACCGTTGACAACATGGAATGATGTGCTCATTGCCTGCATACGGATACCGGATTCGGTAGCGATAACATAGTAATTCCCAGTTGCTCCAGCTGATCCATACATCTTAGCGCCATAGGTAGTGCCATAGTCATCACGGCCAGATCCTGAACAGAAACCGCCCAAGCTGTCTTCCAGGCGTACGTTTCCCGCGTTAATCACGCCCGCTTGGATTGCGGATGCGCGGATGAGCAAAGCCTGTCTTCCCCATTCATCAGCGGCCGCATATAAGCCGTCACTGGCTGCGGCGCTAAGCATCGCCAAATAAATATTGTCTCTGGTAACAGACGCATCTGATCCCGGTTTTCCATCCACGCCGTTGGCGCCATCGGTACCCCGGATTTTAATTGCCGTCGTCCATGTATTTCCTCCGTCATACGTATAGGAGGCATAGTAATCATTTGAGTTGAAATCCTTATGCCACCCATAGCTCCAATTTGGAAACGTATCATACTTCCCGTTGGGCGCGGAATATGCGGATTGAGCATATAAGACCTGGCAGGGGCTTGCTCCTTTACTCCATGTAATAGTTCCAGACATCACAATACTTCCGGCCATTGTCACATTGCCATCACTGTCAACGTAGAAATTTCCCTGCCCCTTCTCCCAGTTATTCCCTCCGACACTGATGCCGCATCCACGCAGCCAGCCGCCTCCTTTCGGATCGGCTACCAAGTCACCGTAGATTTTAGCCGCGTGCAATTCTCCGGCAAAGGTGCCGGATGCCGCCACAAGCTTTCCGGCAAAGGTGCCTTTCGCGGCATAGACGTTTCCGTCATTGTCAACAGTGAAGTTGCCATTGCCAAGATTAATAGAGCCTTGCTTCATGACCAACTCCCCCGTGGCCAAGTCGAGACTAAAGTTCTTACCATAGTAGTCTTTAAGCTTTCCAGCCCGGATCACATCGGCATTCAGGATACCGCTGGTAATATAGTCGGCCACGATGGAGCCGTCCATGGTGATGGCCAGCCCAAAGGTCTTTCCGCCATCGTTGGAGTAGCCGAGACCGTTCATATTCCATTTCCAGAGCTTGTCCGCTGCGGTATAGTCCCTGGTATTGGAAATATAAAGCGTGTCCGAGCCATAAGCGTCCTTGGTGATGGTGATGTAGCCGGTGGTCGCCATGTTCATGATCTGGGTGGCGTTTTCCTGGGCCTCTTTGAGAATGGAGTGCGCCTTGGGAAGCCCCTCAATCTTTTGAAGAATGGCGGCGCTGATCTGGTTGTTTACGCTGGTCAGGCTGGTCTTCACCGTATTTCCCATTTTGAATTGGGTTTGATCCGGATTGTCCAGCGGGATCTCCAGCTTGGTCACCGGGAAAAGACGGTCCAGTCCGTGAGGACGGGAGATGACCCGGATCTCGTCCAAAAGCTTGACCGCCTCATAGTTAACGTCCAGATAGTGCAGGTCCAGCGCGCTCAGTTCCAGCTCCATATTGTCAAACTGGAGATCCGTCAGATAAGCCTTAGCCTTTTCCAGCAGAACTGAAGGATCACTCACATCATCCCAAGTAACCGTTTTCTCGATCCAACCATAGGCCGCCACAGCCTCGTTAGACTGGACGTACATGCTACCGCCGTTCACACTCTCTACCGTCAGATAGGCATCGAGCGCTTCAATGGGGCTGTCCTCAAGCCGGTTGCCCAAGGGGACGATAACTGTCGCGAATTCCGTTGAATCCCACTTGCGGGTGAAGTCAATAAGGTTAGAACCAAACTGGATAACCTGGCTGCAAGTGTCGGGATATTCAGCCAGATAGTCCAAATATCGGACACCGTTCACCTTGCGGACCCGAAGATGTCCACCATATTCCTCCACAAGAGCGTTAAGGATAGCGATGGTCTTCTCATGATTGGTGTAGTAGGTGGGGTAGTTTTTGTCCACCACCGTCACTGCCCCAATGGCAAACTGGCGATTTGCCGGCACCTTGGAGTTATGGACAGCGATGAGCTTTTCAAGATAAGCTCGAATTGAGAGTCCGGCATGCTCTCCAGGCGGCTGAGTGCTGTCATTGAAAAATGCCAGCTCACCCTCACAATAGAGGACACGGTTATTATAGAAATCCTTGTCCTCTTGCAGCACACGCCCCGACCAAAGCTCATCCCCATCCTTTTGGACGGAAATGTCGGTGGTCAGGCGGGCAATACTGCTGTAACCGACGTTTTGCGGCGGCAGCGTCATGACCAGGGAACCGGCCGCGTTGTCCTCCAAGGTCAGCTTGGGGTTTAAAACCTTCATGTTCTCAAGGGTGAACACATCGCTGTAGATGCATACGCCGTCCGCGAAAATCGAATACACCTGTCATAACCTCCCCTGTCTGAAATCAACGGATACAGTCCCCGTACCGTAATCGCACCATAAGTACACTGTCGCGCCCTGATCGCCAAAGAAAACGAACTCCGGAATTTGGATTCTCCCCTCCGGAAGCAGCTTTGCCTCGTCAATCCCAAGCTGAGGATTGACAAACCGGATATGGACGCCCCTTCCCGCTGTGGTGGATACGATAAAGCTGGGACAGACAGGAGCCCTGCCAAAGAATACCGCGTCCAGGTGACGGGTCAGTGTCACAGTGCTGACCGCAATGTTCTTGAAGACAGCGGCGCGAATAATCCCATTTTGAAAGTTGAACGGATTCCAAAACCAGTCGTCAATAGAGGACTGTACCGACCACTTGTACGGGCCGACATCGTAATCAATGACAATGCGGGACCAGTCCTTTTCCGATTTCCAGGCGTTGACGGTAAAGCGTCCCTCGTAGAAATACTCGGGGTCATCCTCCAGAACGGACCTCATGCGCTGTCCGTGCAGATAGTCCATAATGTCGGAATAGGCCATATGCCAGGGCTTGAAGCCGTTCATGACGATGAACTCGATAGAACCCGTCCGGTTCTGATACACCGGATACCCGGTGAGGGATTGCGACAAGTCAATGACGCCGTCCCCGCCGGGAATGTCCAGTGTCTTTACCTTTTGCGCGGGCGGGTTGAACAGGGGCCTGGAAGAGGGGACCAGCCGCCAATCGTCCCATGTGTTTTTGTTACCAAATGTGACAGAATGGTACACGCTAAATCCCCCTTCCTCTGAAAGCATGCCTCTGTCCCAAGGCGGTGTCCATTGGTTCAGCCATCTCACCGACAAGAGCGCCGGTGTTGAGCACGACCCGCATCCGCTCAAGACGCGCAGTCATTTCCGCCATGTCGCTGCGGAGGGAACGAAGCTCCCGCACAACACTGTCATTGTCTGCGGCGGACGCCGCCTGCCCCCTATACCCAGAGGAGCTGAACGCCAAGCTCGCCTGCCCCACCAGACTCATGGTTCTCTGTGGATAGAATAAACTGTTAAGCTGTCCGGCGGTGCTTGTCACGTTGGAGAGATCGAGAACCGGCCGGATTGTTGGCTGCATGTCGAAGTCTCCACTCGCCAGTTCCGCAACCATGGATAAGGCGTTGGAAAGGCCATCCTTCGCAGACTCCGCCATATTTGCGCCAGCATCATAGGTCTTGCCGGCATAATCCTTCAGGCCGTCAACAAAGCCTAGCCCGGTATAGCTGCCCAGTTCCCGGAAGACACGGGAAGGGGAATTGATCTTTAAAACATCCTTCACCGCTTTCACCGCCGACTTCGCCATTTGAGCCAGGGTACTCAGAAGGTTTGGCTTTTCAGCCTCGACCCCCTCTGTGATTCCGGTCACGATCTGCTTGCCGGTCTCGTCCCAGCCGGCCTCCCGAAGGATTTCCTGTGCGGCATTGGCCATCTCCTGCATCTCCTGCTCGGTGTCCTTCTTGATAAGGCCGACCTTCTCGCCGAAATCCTGGCGAAGCTGCTCCAGCTCGGCGTTGACGTCAAGCGTGACCTGGTCCATCTGCTGCTGCCAGGTAACGCGATACTCCTCCAGCTCCTGCGCCGCCTCTAATCGAAGCTGGGCGATGTTATTCTGTGTCTCCACCCGAAGCCCCTCCAGCTCGCTGACGGCCTGTTCCCGGGCCTGGGCGTGCTTGATGGACCAGAGGGCGGCATACTTCTCTAACTCGGAATCGCTCATGGAGTTGAGTGCCTTGAGCTCCGATATGGCGGAGGGGCCCATGTCCCGAAGCTCGCCGATCAGCTCGGAATCCAGACCTCTCGCGGAGAGGCTGTCCAAAATATCCTGCCACTGACCGAACTCCTTGACCTGTCCCTCCATGTTTTTCATCAAAGTCTCGCCGCTGACCTCTTCCCGCTCCTTTACCGCGTCAAAGAGACCGTAGGACTGGTAGAGGCTATTGGTACGCGACTCCACAGCGTCCTGGTACTTGTCATTCAGAGATTGAATGTCAGAAGCGAGCTTATCGTTGATGGACTTCACCTTATCGGCGTACTCCTGCTCCAGGTCGAGCCGCCTCTGATTGGCAGAGGCCTGAGCGCTCTGCACGTCGGCAATATATTGCTGCTGGGCCTCGTAGATCTCTTTCTCGACCCGGTAGACCTCGCGGTCCATCTTCTCCCGCTCTTCTGTCCCCTTGGCATACCGGCTCTGGACACGCTTATAGGCGGCCAGCTCATCGGACAGAGTCATCCGGTTGTAATACTTCTCCTTCTCGATCCAGTCCATAGAATACTGATAGGATTCGTCCATAAGCTGATTCCGAAGGGTGTAGACTTCTCGGTCAATCTTCTTGCGCTCCTCGCTGCCTTCCAGGTATCGCTTCTGCATCCGCTCATAGGCTTCAAGTTCCTCCTGGGTGCTGAGCCGGTTGTAATATTTCTCTTCCTCGATCCAGTCAAGAGAAGCTTGGTAGGTGGCGGAAACGAGTTCATTTTGAAGTCTGTAGACCTCACGGTCGATCTTCTTCCGCTCCTCACTCCCGGCCTTGTACTTCTTCTGAAGGTTCTCCCAGCCGGCAAGCTCGTCCTTAAGGCTGAGGTCGCCGTAATACTTCCGCTCTTCGGCCCATTCCTCAAAAGCGTCAATGCCCTTCTTACTGACTTTGATAACTTCCCCGATCATTCCGGAAGTGGCCTGAGCGGCGGGGACAATGCTGTTGTTGACACCGATTGCCAAGCCCTCGCCCATGTATTCGCCCAGATGGATAAATTCACGAGAGGGCGAGTGACTGTCCAGGGCCTTCTTAGCCGCATTCAAAGCGGCCAGGCCCAGGCTCCGGCCGGCGGCGGACGCGGCGCTCAGTTTGGTTTTGATGCCGTTGATAAAGCCCTGTCCGGCGTTCTTGCCCGCAGTCTCGAACTCGGATTTCATCCCGCTGATTTGGGAAGCCGCCGCCGAAACCACATTACTCGCAGCAGTCCTGATGTTGGCCGTATAGGACGTGATTTTAGAGCTTATCGTAGACATCATAAAAGTGGTGGCGATTCCAACATCGGCCGTTTTGGCCTTGATACCATCTGCCAGAGAGACGACCACATTTTGCATGGCACTGCTGGGAATGGAAGCATTGGCCGTAATGGAGGCACTGACCGCATTCAGCATACTGGTGACCGCCGAAGTAACCTCGCTGTCACAGTTGTAGAATGCGTCGGTGAATCCAGTGATGCCAGTGTTCGCCAGCGAACTCAGGGAACTGCTGAAATTGGAAAAGGCGTTTTTGTCGATGTCCTTGACACCCTTTGCTAAGTCAACAAAGTTCCAAACTTGGGTAATAACAGCTGACAATTTAGACAAATCAATGCCAGAAACGCAGGAGTAGTAATACCCCATATACTCGCCGAATACGGAAATATCATAGCCGAAAGATGCCAATGTCTGATCCCCGCTGAACAGCTTGTCAAAGAGGCTGCTGTCTGGGAGACCGGTCGCTAAATTGGAGAGTGCCTGGGCGGCGTTGGCGGAAGCTGCTACCGCTTCGGGCTTTACAGTCTGGATGGCATCCGCGTAGGCGGCGAGATCTTTGCCAAAGGCTACAATCTCATCTCCGAATACGGAAATATTATTCTCGCCAGTAAAAAAGCTTACCAGTCCTCCGCAGTTTGGAACAGTCCTGGCCAATTCTATAAGCGCCTGTCCGGCAACAGTAGAATTTGTCACAGCATCCGCATCCAGTCCTTTCACCGCCAGAGAATACGCTTTGATAGAGATGCCGAAGCTCAGGAGCTGTGCACCAAAGGTATCCAAATTATTCTCTCCGGCAAAGAAACCGACTACGCCGCCGCAGTTTGGGACGGTATTCGCCAGCTCCACCATAGCCTTTCCCGCCACTGCGGAATTGGTCACAGCGTCAACGTCCAGGCCCTTGACCGCCAAGGAGTACGCTTTGATTGCAACGCCGAAGGGGACAAGCTGCCCCGCAAAGACGGTCATGTCGTTTTCTCCGGTAAAGAATCCAACAACACCACCGCTGTTGGGAAGCGTCGCGGCCATTTCAGCCATGGCCTTTCCAGCGATAGCCGCGTTAGTCACCGCATCGGCATCCATCCCCTTGACTGTGTTTGCAAAGTTGGCCATAGCGATGCCAAAACCTCCGAGCTGCGATCCAAAGGCAACCATGTCGTTTTCTCCAGCGAAAAAGCCAAGAACGCCTCCACTGTTTGGCAAAGTAGAGGCCATCTCGGCCAAGGTTTTGCCGGCGACAGCGGCTTTGGACACAAGTTCTCCATCCATGCCGGAAATCGCCGTGGAGAAATTGCTCATTGCCTCGCCAAACGGCACCAGCTGCTCCGCAAAATCAGATATAGAAGACCCGCCGGTAAGCCAGGAGGTTAACCCGGCTAAAATATCGGCGGCGGTCAGCAACAGGATTACTTCGGTCAATGTCCCAACGCCAGTCAGCAAGTCGGGACCGATACCGCTTACGCCGTCAATGAAGGGCTGAACGTTAGTCATGAACGCGGCAAGATCGGCTCCAATTTGAGGGAACTGGCTGGATACGCCGCTCATAAAGCCGCCGGCAATCCCGCCCACGAAGGAGCCGATAGCCGTGCCGATACTCTTCAAAAGTTCGCCGCCCTCGCTAATCAGCCAGGACAGACCCGACAGCTGTGCCAGACCTCCGATAGCGGCCAAAACAAGCGCCAATTCGGCAATAACGGCTCCCATACCAACGATGCCAATCATCGCTCCGGGAACAAGAGCGGCTATGCCTTGAAGAGCAGCCATCATGGCCGCCAGCAGTCCGACAGCGGCAACGCCTGTCAAAAGGGCGCTCGTATCGATGCCGGACAGAGCGTCTACGATACCCGAAAACAACGCGCCCAAAAGCTCCACACCGGCCTTAATCAGATCGGGAAGCTTTTGAGAAATTCCTTCTATGACCTCAATGAGAAACGTCATGAGAGAATCTACGAGCTGCGGAGTGTAAGTGACCAGAGCCGAAAGCACGCCTGTCAAAAGTTCAAGCGCCCCGTTTGCCAGCTCTGGTACACATTCTACCAGAACATCTACCAGAGTAAGCACAATGGCTTTCATGGCCCTGCCGATAGCCGGAGCCCCTTCGATAATGATCTCACAAAACGTGACAATGAAATCTTTGAGAGAGTTCAGAATTCCGAGAAGCAGATCGGGAATCAGCCCGACCAGGCTCTTTAAAAATTCGATTCCCAAATGATCGGCCAAAGATTGGAACGGCGCGGCTATTTGCGCGACCGCGCCTGTGATATTCACGGCGGATATTGCCGCGATAAGAGCCGCCAATGACACGGCAAGCAAAGATATAGAAGCCGATACAGCCGCAATTATCGGCACGACAGGGCCTAAAAGATACCCGGCGGCGCCAAAAACGGCGAATGAACCGGCGATAGCCGCCAAACCTTTCGCAATGCCTTCCCAACTCATGGAGCCAAGAACAACAAGGACCGGAGTAAGAGCGGCCAGTGCCGTCGAAGCAATAAGCATGGCGGCGGAACCGCCGAGAGTGCCATTCATAAAGTTCAGACCGATTGCCAACTCCGCAAGAGCACCGCCAAGCGTGATGAGGCCCTTCGCGATCTGCTCCCAGCTCATTCCGCCCATCTTCGCCAAGGCATCCGCAACGATTTCCAACGCGGCTCCTACTGCAATCAAGCCAAGGCCAAAGCTGGCCATATTTTTTGGCATCAGATTCGCGGCGGCAGCGACTTCCGCGAGAGCCCCGCCCATTGCCGCGAGACCTTTCGCAACCTGATCCCACCCAAGACTGCCAAAATCCGACATCGCCGAAGCAAAGATCTTCATTGCGGCGGCAATTTCCACAAGAACAATACCGGTGGAGACGACGTGCTTTGCGTTTCCGGTGAGCTTCGTGAACGCGGCGATTTCAAGAAGGAGTGCTCCAATGGAGGCCAATCCCTTCCCAATTTCACCCCAATTCATTTGTCCAAAGTCTTTGCAGGCTGAGGCCAGTACCTTGACGGCAGCCGCCAGGATGACGATCCCGGTCGCGGTAGTAACGGATTTACCGCTAAACTTCGCGGTATTCAGGAATAGAGAGACCTCCGCCAACAAGGCACCAACGCCGGTCAATCCCTTTGCAAGCTCATTCCATTCCAGTTCAGCCAGGCCGGCACAAGCAGAAGCCAGAACTTTAATTGCCCCGGCAAATATGGCCATCTGGGCCGCGCCCTTCATAACTGTGCCGGAACCGCTGCCGAGAACTTTCGCCGAGCCAACGAGTCCAGCCATTAATCCAGTGATGCCCGCCATGCCAATAGCAAGCTGCTTCGCATCTAGATTGCCGATTTTCTTGAGGGCGGATGCCAGGATAAGGACAGAGGTGGAGATAGCCAGCATTGCGGCGCAACCCTTAGTTAAGCCTTTCGCATCCCCGCCGGTTTTGCCGAAAACCGCCATAGCCCCCATGAGGTCCGCGAACAAAACGGTAATTGCGCCGAGAGAAGCGGCGAGTTTATCGCTGTCCACCAGAGAAATTGCGACAATGGAGGCGGCGAGAATCCCAATAGCGCCAGCTATTTTGAGCAAGGTACCAGCTTTCAGCTGGGTTTGATACGCCTCGAAGCAGCCGCGAACCTCATCCAAAATATCCTTCACGTTGCCAAGAAATTTCCCGGCTTCGCTGAAAGGCTTCTTGACGCCGCTTAAAAATGAAGCGATGCCGGCGGCTATGGTGCCAAATGAAATGCTGTTGAGCAGGTCGATAGCGCCGTTAACATCAGACCCATGAATTTTTTCCGAGATGTCATGTGCCAGATCACCAATGGCGCCGGCAATCGTCTTCGCGATGGTTTTGATACCGCCGCACAGCTTCTCAAGCGCCTGCATAAACTTGCTGCCAGCCAGAGCGGAACTCATAGCTTTGACAGCCGAGGAAACCCCCGCTCCCATGCCTTCCGCCGATTCCGCAACCTGACCCATACGCTCGTGAGCCCGCTCAAGAAGAGCATGAAACGCCTCGAATCCGGGGATTTTGAATTTTTCCTTGACCGCCTGTGTGAATTCCTTCACTTTTTCGACAGCAGCCTTGACAAAGCCGGTAATGTTTTGGCAGACGTTGTTAAAAGTGCCGCCTTTCTTAATGGTCTCATCTAACTCGACAAGCCAGTCCCCGAAGGAAGCCGTCAAATCAAGAATACCTCCGCCCAACGAACCGATACCGCCAAGAAGGGGTTTAACAGCATTAAAAACCGCGGAAAAAGCCTGACGTACAATATCAACCACCGCGAATAACCCTTTAAACGTAGACTTGATCTTGGCAAGGGTCTCGCTCATTTCCACGATATTGCCGTTTTCGTCACGGACAACGGAAAACAGCTCTTTAAATTTTTCAGAAGCTGTTTTCAGGCCTTCCGTAAATGAATAGAGCTGTTCTGCCGTTGCTTTAGGAAACAGCTCGTGAAACGCGTTAGATACGACCGTGACGACATTCACAATCCCCTGAAACGAGTTTCGCAGCGCGTCAATCAGGTTTTCCCTTCCGGAGACGCTGGAAATTTTCCCCGCGAATTCCTCCATAGATATAGAGCCGTTTTTTGCCGCTTTGTTTAAAGCCGCGAGCTGTTCCACCTGCTCGGCGGTATAGCCAGCCGCTTTAAGCTCTTCCTCGGACATCTTGCCGACTTTGGAGGCAAACGTGTCGATGGACTCGGAAAGGATATCGGAAGATAACCAACCATCCTTTAATGATTGGTTGAAGAGGGCGGTATCGTCCCGCATCTTTTCCACGGCGATCCCGTGCTCTTCCGCGATATCCAGAACTGTCTGGCGGAAGCCTTCGCCATCGGCGATGCCTTGATCCAGCAGCTGCTTCCAACCGGACGCCAGCCCCTTAAAGAGGACGTTGTTTCTCTCGTCACCGGAATCATTGATCATCCCACCAAGCGTATCGCTAATCTCAGTGAAAAGATCCTTGGCTTCCTCGAAATCGCCGATAACGATTTCCCAGGTTTTTCCCCAGCCGGACTGAGCCGATTCCTTCAGCGTATCCCACAGTTGACTGAAGGTTTTAACCTTTGTCGCGGCGTCCTCCATACTCTGGGCCTCCGCGATCAAAGCGTCCGCCTGCTCCTGCGTATACTTTCCTGATTCCACCATACTCTGGGCGTAGGCTTTAGCGCCGTCAACGGTGAACTTGTTCAGAGTCTCATTCAGAATATCGGCGGATATCCAGCCCTCCTGCAAAGAGTCGCGGAAGGAACCGTTTTTCTCGATCAGCTTGTCCACAGCAATGCCGTGCTCACGGGCGGTGACTTTCAAAGCCTCCTGAAATTTCTCGCCGCCCATGCCGGCGTTGACCACCGAGTTCCAGTCCATCAGCTTAACCGTACCGGCTGCGAGCGCCTGGGAAAACTGGTACATCGCGGTAGACGCCTGCTGTGAGGTGGAGCCGGAGGCGGCGGCCAAGTTGGCGATGCCCTGAATGGCTTTTGCCGATTCCTCCAGTCCGACGCCGGCGGCTGTGAACGTCCCAATATTGCGCGTCATCTCGGCGAAATTATAGATGGTCTTGTCCGCGTAGGTATTCAGCTCGTCAATTACGCGGGTTACATCCGCCATCGTAGTACCCTTACTCGCGGTATTGGACATGATGGTTTGGATAGCGCCCATTTTCGTTTCGTACTCGTTGAATCCGGTCATAACCGGCTCAACGGTCAGCGCCGATGCGATCCGCTTTCCGGCGTTGAGCGCCGAGTTGGTGATGTTGCCGAGGGCGGTCATAGCCATGACTTCAAGGGCGGAAAACTTCATTTTCACCGCCTCGACAGACTTGCCGAGGGTGGACATGTCGCATTTCCTTGCCGCGCCGTTGATGTTTTCCAGGCCCTTCGCCGCGCCGTTCAAGTTCAAGCCCTTCTTGAGCTTATCCAAGGTGGACAAACTTGTTTGCACGCCTGCCTCAAACTGCTTGTTATCGAATCGCATCTCTACGACTTTTTCGTCGATGGTCGTACTCACGACTTGGTCACCTCCTTCCACGCGTCATTCGCGATTTGGTCAAAAATAGGCTGGATCGCGGGGTTGATGTAATCTCTCCCCTGGACCCAGCCTCCGGTCCCTGTGCCATGTCCGTACTGGAGGATGATGGCAATAGGAACCCCATTTTGAATGTTGGAATTGCAAAAGGAAATGCGTGCAGCCCCTTTTTCCTGCGTGATCTCATAGCGCCAGGAACTCGCGGTCAATCCTGTGTCCACAGGCGTTGCAGACGCAAGGGCAGCCACTCCGGCCCGGCCATATTTATCAAGATTGCCGAGGTGGACGGCCTCTTTTGCCCTCTCCAGAAATTTGGTCAGTTTGGAGAAGTCGCCCTTTTGTCTGAACGTTATCATTTGGCCGCGCCGCCCAGCGCGCACAAAAGCGCTCCAAGATTCGGGTCGTCCTGATAATGCTCCAGCCAGTAGTCAGGGGCGTTGATGATGCCATCTTTAACAAGCTGGTCCACTCCCTCGGCAACGGAAGCGGAACGGACACCCTTTCCGGTAATACTGGTGGCTGCCTTGATAAGCAGCGTATCCAGATACTTGACTGTACCGGCGGTTTTCTTCCAGTAATCGGGAGAATTGAGGACGCCGAGTTTCGCCAGCTTCTGGATCGCGTCATCCAAGGCGGCGTTTCCCTTGTCCGGCTCCATCGCCGCCTTGACATCCTGCCGGAAGCTGTCCATGGTGTAGCCCGTATCGAGCTGTGTCCACAGATGCTCGGGATCGCCGTGGTTGGACGCAATGCCCCTTGCATGCCCCTCCTTGTGACTGACAATGACGCCGTCCCGCAGCGGATCGAGTCCGAACTTCCCGCAGAGGTAGGCGAACAGCTCGACAGCGGCGGTGTAGGTGCGCTTGACTGCGGCCTGCGCGGCAGCCTTGTCGGAATATGTGAAGGACGCGCCGCCGGTGTACTTGATGCTGGCGGGCTCGCACATCTCCACTCCGATGTGGGTGTTGTTGCCATACGCGCCGCAGTGCCAGCCCCGGTGATTCCAGGGCAGCGTCTGGTAGACCGTGCCGTCATTGGCATCGATAAAGCCGTGAACACAGGCGCGGTCATAGCTGGACTTGTTCCATTTCGTGATGAACACTTTGGCGCTGGGCTGGGGAGTGCCTACGCTGTGCAGCATAAGGCCCTTCACAGTGATTTTTCTTCCGGCTTTATAGCAGGGGTTGTTGGTCATGATAGATTGAACAAGCTTCAATGTATTTCACCCTTTCGATCTTGCTCTCTTCCTGCGGGCGGCATTGAGCGCGCGATTCCTAGCGATAAGCTCCTTTTGACTCATCTTCTTTCGCGGCCCGTTCTTCACATTGCACACGTTGATAAGCGTAAGCAGCCGGCTCAAGTGCCATTTCTGACACTCGAAGGGAATATTGTGGCAAATCATCCAGTAATAGATGATCTCGGCGGTAATGATCTCCCGAGACTGCTTCCCGCTCTGGTCTTTGGGAAACGTAGTTGCTGTCATGGAAGCGTCGATATAAGCGGATACTTCTCGCAGAATTTGCGGTGTGACGGCCTTGTAGATGTTGGGATTCACATTCTGCGTCAAGGTCATGCATCGGATATAGTCCACAAGCTCGGCCGAAGTTTTCAGCTTCTTTGACAGAAACGGCTTATGCCACTTCGCTTCCCATTTTGAAAGGGATACCAGAGAATGCTCCAGCTTAAGCGTCTGCTCCTTGATCTGAAGAAAGCTGGAGCTGGCCTCGTCGAAGAACTCACCGCCATGGATCGTGATTTCCAGCATCTCCAGCCTCCCTCATTCCATCAGGTGGCGGGCATGGCGGCAGCGGAAAACCCGTCAAGGGCCGCTGTGGAGGCAGACTTGGCCTGAGCGGGAACAATACCGTTTACGAATGCCGACGCGGCCTTGGCATCGGTCGCAAGCTCCATGAACAGTTTACTATATGCCTCAGTCTGGGAGAATGCGTCCCGGAGTTCCTGGTTCTTAACAAACCGCCTGCCGTCGGGAGACTTCTCGCCGTAGGCCCGCAGGATGATATCTTTGAAGGTGGCGATAATCTGCTTGCCGTCCTGGGCAGCCACGATCCGGTTAATCATCTCGACCAGCCCCCCATCCACGGACAGCTCCATCTCAGTTACCTCGGCCTGTGTCAGGTTGAAATAAAAATCCTCGGTGCGGGAACCACCGTTGTAGTCAGTGTAAGTAATCGTTCTTTTCAGCATTGCGCTTTTTCTCCTTTCAAAAAATTAAAGGAAGCGGAGCCCTCGGTTAAGAGAGCCCCGCTTTCCGGGCGTTATACAGCGATGGGAATCAGCCGGCGGCGGGCTCGTCCTTGAGCAGCTCGATAACCTCGGCGGGAAGGGGCAGGCGGGCATCGACGCCATCGGCGCCTCCATCGGTGGTGGGGTCCTTGCCGTACAGGATCTCTTCCAGAGCGGCCAGCTTGGCCTTGTCCGCCTTCGTGGAGTCGATAATCAGGCAGGCGGTGGGCTTGAAACCAGGGACATCCACAGGCGTGGTAGTGACATCCCAGCTGAAAGTGATGGCATCGGGGGAGTCGTTGACGGTCTGGTAGCTCCGTTCGGAGGGAGAGGCCAGGCCACCGTAGAGCAGATGCAGCTTATAGCCGTGGTCCTGGCCGTCCACATCGTTGCCCAGCTTGGTCCGGTGGCACAATCCAAAGGCCTTGCGACTCTGCTGACCGATGGTCACACCGGGGGCGATCTCGGCGGAGCCGTCGCAGGCGGCCCACTCATCGGGATAAGTATAGGCCTCGATGGTGTAGCCAAAGTCCTCGGCTCCCACCAGCACCAGATACTTCATATTGTCGGCGTAGAGGTTGTTAGGCTCGGCCCCGGAGGGAGTCTGGGTGACAGCGGTGAGGCCGTTCCAGGCCACGCCCTTGTTGTATTTGCCGTCATTGCTGATAGGGTACAGCACACCATGGTCAACGCCGGTCTCGTAATAGCGCTCACCGGTTCTATCCCACTTGATTTTGCTCATTACGGGTTCCTCCTTTTAAAAATACAGATTGAATACGTCATGATTGAGATTGTCCGCTGTGAAATGCCGGTCGTGGCCGCACATAGGCAGCATAGCAATCTTGCGGGGCAGATCGCTGTCAGGGTCCTCATAGATAAGGGTCAGTTGATAACGGTCATGCAGGAAATAGGGCAGATTGTCGGCATGATTGGCCTCAATCTTGCTTCTCTCATAGACGATGCAGTCATACTCCATCTCAGTGTTTGGGGCTGGCTGGAAATACGCCCGGCATTTCTTTCCCTGCTCCGGATCATCGAGCTCTGGGCAGTTGAGAATTTTGCATAAGATAGCATGAAGCTCAAGTCGTCTTTCCGTTGTAAACACCCCCAATCGTGAGAATAAGGCGCGGATAGCCGACCTCAACCTTGGAGATCTTCCATTTCGCACCCATAAAGGTCACATACCGCATTCGATGAAAATTCGCCCTGGCGAACGGATCGGCGACTATGCTGATCTTGTTCGCGACGTTGATATCATCATTGAGCGTGTCGGAAGATTGGAGTTGACGAGTGTTCTGAAGGAGATCGCCATAGTAGGGGTACTCGACAATCTTCTCCTTCCGCACACCTGGTCTCGTCTCAACCGTCTCAGCATAGCCTACCGATCCGTAAAATTTTGCCATTTTGAATTCCTCGGGTCAGGCCACAGGCTCCTCCAGAGCGATGGCAGAATAAACCTTGGTCAGAGCGCCGGACAGCCGGGTCTCGATCAGGTATTTGTGCTGGTTGAAGTCAATGTCGAACTGGTCGAAGCGGGTGATCTCGCCGCCCTTGACAGAGCCGACCGTATAGTCCGCCAGGTTGACGAAGATACCCAGCAGCTTGTGCTTATTGCCGTCCTTGTCCACGCGGACCAGGCCCTCGAATTGCTCGGCGGTGTGGATCGCGCCCACGTTCAGGGCGGCAGCCAGATCGGTCTTGGACTCGTAGATACGACGGCCGTTCAGGTCACGGGCCAGCAGCATTACATTGACCAGATGCGGTGTGCAGAAGAGATCAGGGATGCCGGTACCCTTGTATTTCTCACGGGAATACAGAGCAGCGGCAACGATGGCCTCGGCATAAACGAAGTTCTCGCCGAAGTTTGCGCCTGTGTTGGTGCCCTGGAGCTCCGCCTTGGCGGATTCAATGTTCACATCGTAATGGATGGTGTAAAGGTCGTCGTCATTCCAGACAGAACGGATGTGGGACTCGGAAATCTTCATCTCCGAACCCTCCTCGCGGCCATCGCCGACCATGATGGCAACGGCGACTTCCTCGTTGAGGTTCTGCTTCATCACGCCGTACTGATACTCGACTACGTCGAAGTCGGTGATGTCGATAATATCATCGCGATTCAGGGCGTCGATGCAGTACACAGTCTGGGGATCGGTAGTCCTGCTGAGCATGTTCATGTTGCCAGCGGGGGTCTTGCGCTTGCCCTTTTGATAACCCTGACCCCGGGCAAGCTCGCTGCGGGCGTCCATCTGGCGGGTACGGATCCGGCTGATGGGGCTCTTATGGACCTTATTCATGACCACGCTGACCCAGCCCTGGTCGCGCGTGAGCAGCTCGGGAGCGCCCGGGCGCAGGTCCTTGTAGTCGGGGAACAGGCTCTCGATATTGTCGATGCCGTGCTGGAGCACGTTATCGCCGTTGGCGGCCGCCTGCTCAGCGTAGATGTTGAGGGCGGTACGCAGGCTGCCCACGCTGTTCTGCTTGGCCAGAGCGATGATGCCCTGGCGGTCGGAATGGCTCAGGGTGGTGTCCTTCGTCTCCTCCTTGTCAAAAACATTATGCTTCATGGTGTTGTATCCTCCTTTAGATTTGTCATCGGGGGTTTCCCCATCATCGTCGTTTCCGCCGTTGTTCTCTTCCATGGCGGCGCCAATCATGGCGTACATGACAGTCCTTTGCTCCTCGGTCATGCTGTCAATAACATCTTTCACAGTTTTCTCACTGTTCTCAGGCTCCTCGCTGGGTTTAGCCGGCGGATCGGCCTTAGATTTCCCCTTGCCGTCATTTTGAGGCGTAACAAGAGGAGGCTTATCGCTGGAGTGGAAAAGAGTAATGGGCTCATAGGCAGAAAGGATAACCTCCTGCTCGCCGCCCTCACCGTGGGCCATATCGACAAAGTCGATAAAAGCGCCGGGATTGGCACCGGCGATCACAAGACTGACCTCTTTGATATCGCCATGCATAACATCCTTGTTCCGGCTTTGCTGAAGCCCGTTGGCATAGATAGACAGGGACGCGATATCCCCATGCTGCACCAACTCCTTGGCGGCCTTACCGGCATCCGTCTCATTAAAGGAGCAGTAGGCATATACGCCATCCTGCCGGTGTTCCAGCAGTGCGTGTCCCAGGATGTTGGTGGGCTCATCGTGGCGGTGGTTCCAAACGAGGGGAACTGTTGCCCCATCGCAATGCTTGAAAGCGTCCTTACGGATAGTACGTCCATCGGCGCAGACAAGATCATTACGGGTTGCCCAGCCACTAAAATCATACTTCTGATCCATTTTGAACTTTGTCCTCCTTTGATATGTTCTGTTCGGTCGATTCCTCTTTGGGCGCGCTCAAGTTGCTGTTCCTGAGTTTGTCCGCCTTCGGGTCTGTCGACGGCATCAAGCCGATCTTCTGCCGGATCTCGTTCGATGTCATGATCTCGTTGCGAGTCATTTTGTCGGCGATTTCGGCAATGTCGTTCACAGGAACCAGTTTGAACGGATCTCTGAAGAACAGGATCGACTGCTTCTGTGACCGAGCGGTCTTTGTGAGGAATTTCCTCTTCATTTCGTCAACGATGGCGGAAAGAAGCGGCTCAACGGTTCTGGTCAGATAATTCAGCATCGTCTTATCATCGGCAGAGCCATCCATAATGCCCTGGGTCAAACCTAACTGGCTGTAAAGCATACTCGTCAGGTATTCGATCTGGGACATCAGATTGTTGTCGACGGGCCGGTTCAACTGAACCACATGTTCCGTTCCATCGGTGTACGCAACACCGTACTTGGAACCCGATAACTGCTCCTCAATATCTTTACGGCGTTTTTCCGCCTGCTGACGCCTCGCTTCCGTCTTGATGACGTAAGGGAGCTGGATGATTAGGTTGAGTTTTCCGGAACCGCTCTGCTCATCGATAGCGTCCAAAATGTTGAGCTTCCGAATCAACCTTTGCATTGTGGAGTTGGGTTCGTTCATAACAGCGTAGAAGGGGTTCTCCACAATAGCTATGGTGCTTTTTGGCAGCAAAAGATCTTCCTTCTCGCCGGTCTGATCGTTGTAGACGCGGACTTTCACATGTTTTGGATACCACTCCAGAATCTTTCCGGTTCGCATCGATTCGATTTCGAAGGAACCGTTATCCGGATCAATATTCGTTTCAACCGGAACAATCGCGACGCACCCTTCGTCCAGCATGGACATGACAATGTCCTGAACAAAGGCCCTTCCAGTCTGGTCAATGTTGGCTTCCAGGGAAAGGCAAGTGTTCAAACTGCTATCGAGGGCAGAAGTAAAGCGCCCCTCTTCATCCAGGCGAACATGCTGGATGGAGACAGACGCGACATCTAACGCGATTCGGTTGTATACAGATGTGACAATGGAGCGCTCATTTCCCCGGGTAAATATGGGGCGGTCCGGCCGGTAAAAGCGGCTGGAACCGATGTCATATCGGGGGGCTGTGATCTCTCTTGATGTAAAGACATTCCATGCGTGTCTTAAACGATCGCCAAATGAAATTTCCATTTAAAAACTATCACCTCCTTCTTACTCAAATGCGTCAAGATTGCGCTTAAAGGCGACATAGGCATCCAACATTGCAGCTACGGCGTCGATCTTCTGTTCGGAGCGTTTCTTCATCAATTTCCGGTTACCGTTGGTATCTTCAATCGTAATGCAGTTACCCATAGCAAAGGTAATCAGCTCTTCGTCGAAAATAAGCATCCGCTCCTCTGACAGCTTCTTGAGTTCTCCCAAGGGAACCGATTCGGTCCTTGCTCCCTGAATGACTTTCTCAATACCAAATGGACCATTCTCCGCAGACCAGCGCTCTATGAACTCTTTCGCATTGTAGGGATCATATCCGACACAGCGAATATCATAGCCGCAGTTGACGATGTGGTCATCCAGATCCTCGTAGACCTGGATCATGTCGAGAACGGTCCCCTCCATAACAATAAGGCTCCCTTCCGCCATAAAGTCTTCATACTTGAGGCGCATAGCGGGTGGGAGTTTGTTTAAGGTCAGGGAAGTGATGTAATTTCGAGTCTTCACGCCAAATGCTCCGTCCCGAAGCGGAAACAGGAACGTGAAGGCACAGAAGTCATCGCCTTGAGAAAGGTCACAGCCAAGGGCGCAGGGCATCTGCCAGAACTTTTGCCGGCGATGGGGAAGCGTTTCCCCATAGGTAAAGTAGTAGGTATAGCCTTCCATAGGAAGACCAAACCTCTTAGCCAGCATATCATTTCGAGTGGTGGGGGCAGTCTCCGCCCGGTCTACATCTTTCTGGTAAGTTTCATAGGTAACCGTTTTGTCCAGGTTTGGATTAGCTTTGAGCCACATCTCCGGATAAGCGACCTCTTCTACAGAGTCCAGTTTGTACCACCAGATAGATACTTGCGGCATAGGCCGGCCAACTCTTTGGAGGATGTTCATCAGCTCCATTTTGATGGTATCGCCCGCCCCGTTTCGGACAGTGCCCTCAGAGCTGGTAGCCACGATCAGATAATCGTCCAGCTTAGACGCGCCTTGTTCAATAGCGCCGATGACATCTTCACGGGCATCCGCGGAAGAAAGCCATTCGTCAACAGTGGCAACTTTGCAGCGCAAGCCCTGAAGTTTATCTATTGACATGGGGCGGACTTCAATCAAAGAACCGGAAATGAAGTTCTCAATGCCTTTCTTGGTAGAGGCAAGTTTCACACGGTTAGCGATGTTGCCAGTCGTGTTCTGGATGGAGCCCTCGGTCATAAACTGAAACACCGGCCCTCTGGCCCTTGTGATGGCAGTCTTGATTGGGTTGATGATTTCCTCCGCCTGTTTCATCGTAGGGGCGGTTGTGATCTGATGAGTAGTAGAACCATCGACCACATTAAAATAAGCCTGGATGCAGGAATCGTACAGCGACTTTGCCGCACCTCTTCCAACGATTAGATATTGTTTGTTGGTCAGACGTTTCTTGATCTTCTTTGTGACATACCGCCCGCCATGTCCATCAGGATTTGGAGCATAGACGGATCTCGTCTCAAAGTAGTACCAGCCAAACACCGCTTCTCCCCAGAGCTTGAAACTGTCCAGCATATGGAAGTCTGAACCATCGGTTAATGTCAGCTCATTCTCGCAAAATGCGATCCAGCCCTCGACGGCATTATCGTCGTAGTAATACATCGGGTCATCGATCAAGTCATCGATCCGATTCATCTCCATGGAGATTTCTTTACAGACAGGAATCTCGCCGCGAAGCACAGCTTCTCGGAATGCGCCATAGTATTTGGGGACGGCAGTATTAGATAGTGCCATTTACCTGCTCACCCCGCTACTTTTTCTTGTTAGGATTAGCTCCAATGTAGCTTGCGGCGTCTTTCGCGTCATACTCTTTGGTCAGAGCAACTTTCAGAGCATAGCTCAAAGCGCCGGCGCCAGCTGTTGCCAAAGTCTTTTTGCCAATGCTTTCAGCCATTTCTTTGACAAATTTCTTTCCTGGCGCAATATCGTCTTCAGTAAGCGACTTAAGTTCACGCTCCAACTTCAAACGCTCAATCTTTTGTTTAAGATCGGCATCAGAAAGTTTTCGGCGGTTGCGCATATCGGCTTTTCGAGGGTTGGTTTCCAGCTTGGTTTCTTTGGCCCTTTGCCGAGCTGTTTTGACGGCACCTATAGCATTGCTGCCGTGCTTTTTAACAAAGTTATCAACGGCATCCTTATTCCTAAGGTACACCGCGGTAGCCGCAGCAAGCGTGACCCCAACGGCCACACCCGCAATGATCTTTTTGGCCTGCGCCTTCTTCTGGGCATCGGCTTTGGATTTATCAGAACCCTTCTCACCAATGCCATAGCGTTTTCGACCAGCAGATGTTAGCGAGCCATCAGCGTTTTGATAACGACGGACGCCCCACTTCATTCCTTTGACGCCATGATGTTGAAGTTCATTCTGCTCCATTTTGAGTTCCTCCTTTCCACCAGTATCAGGTCACAGGGTCGGCGGCAACGAGAAGCCGCCACTCAAACTCGCTGATTTGCCTGTTGACAGACTCAATAACAGCGGAGCTAAGCGGCGGATCAAACAACAGCTTGACCTTGAGATGCATGTAGGATTTTACGAGTGCGAACTTGTTCTCATCGCTAATGAAGCTCTTCCACGTCTCGTCCTTCCCTTTAATGGAGAAACCATTGGCCGGCCCAACACCCAATTGTGTCAGGATCGAGAACACACTGTTGATGTGCATGATGAGGTCAGCATCAAAGTGCGTGTAAGCTGCATCAATACCCAACAGTTTCTTGACGGAGGTCAGGATGCTTTCGGTAATCTCCATAGCCGCCTCCTTACCGCTTGAGAGCGACGTACTTCTTCACACAAAAGCCCTCAATGCCGGTTTCGGTGCAGACCTTGTAGAATTCATCGGCGGAGGCCTCAGCATCAACCTGAACCTTGGAGAGTACTGGGATGACGGTCAGAACATCGGCGTCTACTTTGGGTTCCTTTCGGACGTTGAGCTTCAGGCAATCGGTGATAACGCCGAAGACGGATTCCTTCGTTTGGGCCGGAACAGCGTCATCGACCAGATTCGTCTCAGCACGACGACCGCGATTTTCCTCGATATGGGCGACAGTGGCCGTAGGTACCTTGGGATTGAGTCGGTCACAGCGGCACTGAGCGTTGTTTTGCATTTCTGATTCCTCCTTGTATACATAAAAATCCCACAGACTGGTTTGGAACGCTCCGTAATTGACAAAAAGAGAAGAATTCAGTCCCAAATGCGGATAGAAAAGGTAAAAGGTCCGTTCAGGACCTCTTACCAAATTTCTCTTTGATTTTGTTCTTCTTGTCTCGAATGGAGCATTTCACTTTCTGCGCTTTACTATATACCGCGTTGCGTACTTCGGGAATCGCCATCAGGCTCGCTCCCACTGTCACTCCGGGAACGACCATTTGGCCAATCCATAAACGTACTTCTCTCATAGTATCTAATTGCTTGCGTGTCATAATGACAACTCCTTTCCATAAAGGGAGCTGTGTTTTGTGCGCAATTATACCAGAAAGCGCGCTTTCTTTTTAGTGTTGCAGAGTTGATTTGTTTACAAATGAATCTGATAGCATGTGACAGCTGACTGTAAGTTTTGAAATGGAGGAATTGATATGAGTAAGACCAAATTAGTAGGATTCAAGCCAACGTCCCAAATATGCAACAGGGCAGTAGAAACTAATCCCGTTGAAGTTGCCCCTTCAGCGGAATGTGTCTCTATGCCGCAAGAACCGGCAATCGTGGAAGCGCATACTGTTGAAGGTTTGGCTTCAACAGTACACCGAACGCCAGCTGAGGAAAAATGGATCGCAATAAGGGCAGGAATGGTCACTGTCGGATTCGTTAGCGCAGTGGCGATCCTGGTCCTTGGAACACGCGATCGATCTGTTGGATTCAATGGGACATTAGGAAGGTTTACCTTTAAAATGTATCTTTCACAAGCGATTAACAAAGCCGCATAAAATGAAACATCACGCACAGTCAGCTGTCACATGCTATCAGGTTTGCAAAAAGGAAAGAAAACGGCGTCAGGGTCGGCCCAACGAAAACCGTTGCCCGGTGGGTACCATCTTTTATTAAGTTATTACTTGGCGGTACGCCTTCGTGTCTCACCACTGGTTTTCCCCAGCATCTAGCCGTTTTCTTTCTCTTCCATAAAAGGCTGTGTAAAAAATGCGAAAAAAAGAGCAAGAGGAGCCGTTAAGCTCCTCCCACTCCCAGATCATCCTCAACCCCGGCATCCTGCACGGACTCGCTTTCGTCTTCTTCATCCTCCTGTTTCTCGTAATGGTTCATCGCCAGGCCATAGCCCGTCATCAAACTGGCGAGCATTGCCAAAGTAAAACCGATACCCTTGATAAAGCTGAATGTTGTTGACATAACAATTTCCTCCTTGTATGTGAGTGTTGATTCTTTCTCCATAAAGGAAGCTGCAAAATATGCGGTTGACTGTCAATTTTCAACATGGTATCATATGAGTACACATCCTTGAGGAGGATTGGTAATGACCAGACGAAAGGCGAACCGTATAGAAAGAATTGAGAATCGTGTTCTTGATTCAATGGCAAATACTACGGCACAATGGGGAGCAAGGCAAGTGGCTGAATATACTCCCAAGGTTCTAAATTTTGCAAAGGGGAAAATTCAGACTTTATCCAAATCTTTGAACCGATCTATGACTGAGCGCAAGCAAAAGAATGTTTTTAAGACAGACGTCTTTGCAAGAGGCATAAAACAAGGCGAGCAGCAAAAAGAGAAAGCCATGATTCAGGGCATGAAAGACGCCGGCTTAAGTGATACACAAATCGAGTCGGTCCTGCAACAGGTTCGGCAGAAAAGCGAGACAGCCAAAAATAAGAAGCCTCATCTCAAGGTTTTCCGTATAAAGAGCAAGAGGAGCCGATAAGCTCCTCAATACTCTAAGATAGGTTTTGCGTTTTGCATGATGTCTTCATCAAATGCGCTATGATTCGACATTTTTCCTGTTACCGCATTGACGCCAATCAAACCGTTATTCCACATAGCTTGCTCCTCTGTTTCATTCTTGTCTACATAGTTAAACAGGAGCAAGTTGTCTAGTTTACATGGGTTACCACGCAATCGTTTATCAGGAAATTTGTCTTCAATCATAGCCATCGCTTCTCGTACACTAATCATGACGTAAACCTCCCTATAATAGTAGTTGTCCCTTTAGCGTCCCTTGATAAATTTCTTGATACCATCAAGGTTAAGTTCCAGATTGTCAAGTCTTGCAATCTCTGCCGATCCATCGGAAGCCAGGTTATTCAAATAGGAAGCACAATCATCTAAAGATTTTTGGCCATCAAAAAATGATACAGCACCATCCTTTACAGCCCAACTTATAGCGTGCTCAAATTTTCCGGCAGGCGTATTATACCTAGCACTCATGACTCCACTGGAGCCTTCTCCACAGCGTTTCAGAATATAGTTCGTGACACGTTCCTTACTCGGAGAGTAGACCTCCGCAACCTTTGCCCCCTTGAAGCAGTCCTCCACGGCCTCTCGGAGAGAACCGCCCTGGACATTACCCAAGGCCTCCACGTCCAGACCGCGCATTCGGAGAATGCTGGCAATGGAACAGGCCCGGCAGTTGGTGTTGCCTCCGCTGGGATTAACCTTTGTAACGGCCTCGCGAACGGTTTCCTTCGCTCCAAGCTTGAAACCGGTTGAAGGGTCTACCTGAACAGCGACTTTTATAGTCTGCTTAGGTACGCTGTCAAACCCATTTATCTTCGTGTTGGCAATGCCTTTACCCGCCAGCAGATTATCAACCCTCGTTCGGCCTTTCTCAATGAAGGGGTCCAGTTTCCCGGATTTGTAGAGCCTATAACTTCCATACGCTACCAGAGCCGTAGCAACCGCCGCCGCTCCAATCTTGAGCGCTCGTTTCTGCTTATCGGTCAGGCCCTTCTTTTGAGAACTGCCGTTCTTGGCCTTTTTGCTTTCATCAACATTATACCGTTTCCTCCCAGCCTTTGTCAAGCGGCCATGCTTATCTTGGAATCTCCGAACGCCCCACCTCATACCTTTGATGCCGTGATGAGCCAGGCAATCCTGCGGGGAGGGCTTGTTATAATGCATGAGATATGCTTGAGGCGGCGGTTTGTTGTAGATATCCAAGTTGACGCACCTTCTTTCTGGGTTAAAATATGCACTATGATGCAAAAAAATCGATCAACGTAAGCAGCATGTTCAGTCGTGGCAATCACTTCTCGACTTCGGCCCATGCATAATCAGCCCAAGTCCAATCCGACCGATCCACTTCTTTCTTGACACTTGACATCTTCCGATTGCCGTTCTTGGAAACATAGGAACCTGCAAATGACTTTCCGGATGCGGCGTATAAAGTTGCAGCCTTTACGTATCCACCCGTTAGGAAGGCACTCAACGCAAGTCCGCGTAATGCGACCTTTCCCGCATTTCGCAGTCTTTGTTTTCTTTCACTCCCATTCTTACTTGTCGAACTTCTTCTGCTTTGGATTGATTCGGAGTTCTTTCGGTTCCTCTTCTTCCTGACGCCCCATTTCATACCGAGAACGCCGTAATGATACAGTTCACTCACTGTCTTTCTCCTTTCCAAATATAGCCGGTATCCTCTAAAACGGCGAGAGACCGTGTTTCCACAGTCTCTCGCTTTGGTTTAATGATCCATGCTGCCAAGTTTGCCTGCTGCGATGGCCGCGGCGATAACAACCGCATTGAATACAACGCTTCTTTTTAAATTCGATGCGCCGACCTTCACCATGTCAACTCCCTCGGTGCCATTCGGGAATTTTACGATGGCTCCAATTCTCCTGAGATGGTAATTGTCCAGCTTCTTATTGAACCTGTTAAACGCGTTTTCATGCAGTTGCTTTCGTGCAATGGCTTCAAACACTTTGTCAAGCATAATGACAACTCCTTTCCATAAAGGGAGCTGTGTTTTGTGCGCATATAACACAAAAGAACGTACTTTTAAGCAGAGAGAAGCGAAATCAATATTAATTGGACGCATGAGCAATAGAACGGCGCATGCGGCTTCACCGACTGCCAATGGCAGAACATTTACGATGGTTTCGCTGCGGCTCACTTCGTATTGATACAAACGCGTGGAAGGTTTATTGGTATTTCTTCTGCTCTCTGCTAAAAAGTACGCTCTTTTATCAGCGTCAAAAATCAATATTGCAATTCCCGTGTTGCAGATGCTATAATCAAAGAATCAATAAACGGGAGGGACGCGCCTTATGGCAAGAAAAATCAGAAGTGACTGTACGCTAAAAACAGCGGCGAAGAAAATCGGGATACCAGAAGATGTGTTCCGGAATATTAACGGAAGAAAAACCCGAAATGACAAACTTATCGGAACAATCCGAAAGGAATTTGGAAAATCGTCCAAGAAAAAGTGAGGAGGGCTGTTAACCCTCCTCTCCATTTGAACAGTTGTCACACAGACAGTCCATTACATCCACTGCCTCTTCACCAGGGAAACGGATTGCTTCATCGGTCATGCTGTGGGTGCTCAGTTCGTATCCAGCCATAGCAGTAATCCCTCCAATAATGGATACCACCAAGCCAAGAAACGTCATAAACCCTCCAGCATTGTAACGATCCAGATCCTTGACTCCAAAAATACCAGATTTTTTCATACTGTCATACAACTCCTTTCCATAAAGGGAGCTGAAAAATGCGCGGTGTTTTAGTTATCACTTCCATGGGCAAGTGTCATTTGGGCAGCGTTCTACAGGCTCTTGCGGCAACTGGTGTTCGTCTCCATAGTGGATCGCCAGGTGTGTCTCGTGAATTGTGGTGATTAGGTACTCGGGGTTGAGCAAAAAATCGCTCCGGGAGCGAATATCCTCCGGCCGGATCGGGTTCATGTGGTGGATCAGAACCCGGCCAAATATCTCTCGGCCAGGAATACCGAGATCACACCCATTATCCCGTGTAATGACCAGGTCCCGAACACGCCTCCATTCGGGGGAGCGATAAAAAAACTGGTTCATATAGCGATCAAAGCCGAAGGTTTCTTTGCCGACAACACCGTTCAGCCGCAAATACTCATACCGCTCTTTGAAAGCCGCAAACCTGACAAGTTCCGAGTAACATTTAATATTCGTCATCGGCGTCAGGCTCCTCCCCATCGTCCACGCCCTGATACTGACGCATGGCCTTCATGGCTTTCTCGCAGATTTCCAGGAAGCGGTCGTTGCTTTTTAGCGATTCGGCTCGGGCGACGGCAAGGTCGCGCTGCTTCTCCAAAAGCTCATTCTCAATACGAGCCTTTGTGGAACCACGCTTAACGAGTTCAACAATAAGCTGGTTTGATGCGGTTCCGTCTCGAAGTTTCTTTTCAGCCAAATCCATTGCCAGGGATATCATGAGATTTTCCTGCGCCTCCGGTGATAAAGGCTTACGAGTCTTGGGTATCGAATCATCCGATCTTCTTATAGCTCTTGGCACCTTGCCACCTCCCCTCATGTAATTTTTGTATGGCATAACGAATAAGTACCGTACGCAGGTGACCAAAGAATGTGGTATGCTGTTAAATGTTACCTTTGAGACGATATAAGAAATAACAAACAGTAACTTTGCTATGCGAAAGGAGAATTGTCTGATGCAAAGGAACTTAAATGGTGAGCTCGTCGAGTCCCTATCTCGTTCGCTGCTCGTCATCGTAAGGCGTCTTAGTTCTGCAAAGCTAAAGTGCTTTTGGGATTAAGAACCTCCGGAAGAAGCGGTGTTAGAGGCGCCGTTTCTTCTTTTTTTTCGCAAGTTGTTTGTTATTTCTTACATCGTCTCAAAGGCTTTCTGCAAAGTTTTGGTATAGTTTCGGACGGCACTTGAAGGAGCCCGCATAAGCCGGTAACTGCCGGCGAGGGAGAAAGTATCGGCTTCCTATGTGCGTGGTACTCTCGTCCCCGGGTAATAGGAAAGGAGGGAGATTCTCCGACGAGAGCAGGAAACGTCAAAAGAACTCACCAGCTAATATCTGCCTTGTGGGCTCGTTCAAATGCCGCCCATACCAAAACTGGTTTTCAAAAAATATCCCCCGGAGAATTTTCAAAGACACACGCGATGCACAGGGGGTGCTGTTTTCGTTACCCCCCCCCTATACCTTCAAAGGGTCGTTGCATCTCACTGCTCTACTGCCAATTACGTCGATATTTTGGCAAAACGAAAAGAACGACTGCCTAAAAAGCAAGTCGTGCTCTTGTCAGCAAGTATAGCTTGCCCAGTCAGGCACTCACTGCCGGATCGGGTTCGGCGTCTGTCTTGATCTTCTTATAGATGCCCAGAGGATTGTACTTGACGATGTCGTCGATTGCTCGCTCCACCTCTTGATCGTTCTCGGCGCGTGAGAGCTGATCGGAAGTGCGAGCTATACGGGCCAAATAGGCGCAGGAGTGATA